TCCATCACTTTCAATAATTTTTTCAAGTCTTAAATTTGAATCATAGATATATGTATTCAATCTTTCTTCTATATACGAATCAATTGTTACAATTTTTCCTTCTGTAATTTTCATTGCCATGCCTGCGGCTAAAGCACTCATACCTATACCTGTACATGCTTCAAATCCTTTTTTTAAATTATTACCTACGATTGTTTCATACAAAAATGAGAATTCCTTTGGTACTATGCTCCATGGAAAGCTATGATTTTTAAATTTTAAATATTTTATATTAGGGAAAAGATGAGGTACATATTCGAATTTTATTGGTGTTTCATTGTCTCCAACTAAAGAATCATATATTTTTTCCATTTAAACTTCCTTATTAAATTTTACTAGTATAGATCGAACTTGCTCTATGTCTCCTTCTAAAGGCATTTTGTGAAGTTCATATTTTTCAGGATTCCTGAAATAAGACATGAGTAAAAGCCCCTGATCATCATCGACTAAATTATTTTCAAAGAGTGTGTTTAGAGATTTTTGCATGTGAGTTTTGAGCATACACCACTGTTCTTTTTCGCCAACAAAAACACCACCAATAATATAAACAATGTTGTTTAACACAGCAGTTTGAATTTGCTCCATCGCTCTTGATAATACAGGTTCCCTATAGTTAAAGAAATGCATTTTCCCTGGAGTAAAATCATATTTCCATTTTTTAGATTTAGGAATATGCTCATCATCTCTACAATAACCAAAATCAATCCATGCTGCCCAATTATTTGTTATTAGCCGTTTTTCAAAAGCATCATGTACATAAAAAGCTTTAAGGGAAGTAACTCCGACATAATCTTTTGACCAATATTCTGGATTTCGAACTTGATAAGGATTAATTCTTCTTGTGAATTCTGGTGAACTTTGAATTGACTGAATTTTTTCTCTCAATTCTTTTTGTTCATTTTCATAATCATATGCCACAACTTTGACATTTGAGGAAATATTTGAAAGTTTTTCAGCCAGATCAGGTGAAGTGTAGACGATTATCTCGGTGTCGATTTCACACATTCTTGTGAAGTGTTCAATGTATTTGTCAACAGAACGTTGAAGATAATGCGGAAGTGGCCCACCATTTTTGTGGACATTAGTTGACCAGTCACCGCGCCCAATATCATAAAAAGCGGTAACTAAAGTGATTTTGCTCATTTCAAAACCTCATATTTATAAAATTACGATTTATATAGGAAGTATTTAGGTGATGTGCCAGTATTTGTATCTTTTGTAATTTTTATTCCATATTTTTTAGAGAAATATTCCATCCATTCTGGAATTCTATCATATTGATGTACAATAACAAAAGGTTTTCCTTCTGAGTTTACAACTTTACCATTCTCATTCATATAGGGGCGGTCTTCTAATAAATATGGGCCAAATTCTTCCATTTGATCGGGTTTATTTGTAACGTGGGCATTGAGTGCCCACGCATCTCTCAATTTTAAAATGGCACACTTTGTTTTCCAAGGTTCAAATGAAAGTATCATGTTATATGCGGCTTGATCCGCTACCCAATCTGGGCGATTCAGTGACATTTGAAAAAGCGTGAAACAAAGGTCTTTTACCAACTCGGCTTTTCCTGCAATTAGCCCCACATTTAAAACTTCTCTTTCGCAAACATCATTGTAAAAGTAAGGTCCAAAATTTTTAATGATGTTTTCCCGATTCCATTTTTCATCTTTTATTTTAATGGCTTCAGACGCAGCAATTAGCCCAATATTATAAAACTTTGTTTTGATAAATTCAATAGGATTGCTTTGGAAAATAACATCTCTTACATCTGTTGTTATCACAAAACGATATTTGTTTTTGTTATTCTTTAGATAATCATAAATTGAAAGAAACCTCAACATGTGAACCATCATCTTTTGAGAGTTATTAGACCTTATAATTTTTAAACCCTCAGACTCTAGTTTTTGAACAATTGCGTCGGTAGCATCGATAGCTGACAGTACAATGTCACCATCAAAACCTGTATCTTTAATTGATTGCACCCACGGCTTTAATACATCATAGTCTGTATAATTTGTGAATGCTCCTATAATTAAATCTTTCTCCATGGGTATTCTCCATTCATAATATTTTTCATCTTATCATTTCCAGCTAAAAAGAAATTATCTTGAACTGAATCGCTTCTGCTCGCAACGCGATAATTTAAAGTGTATTGCCCACTGTCACCTGCTTGTGAATGTGGCATTTGAGTGAAGAGCAGATGTGAAAGTAACCTATCAACTTCAGGTTGCTCTTGTGGGTGTCTTGCTCTGCGATACCAGCCGGGTGAAAAACGAAGAGCTAATAACTTTGGCAATAAGTAACAGCCAACATCAACAAAATGATCACCGAGTATAGATTTAACTTTACCGAGTGATTCACAATCATCATTGCAAATATAGGTACTATTCTGATCTACAATTTTTCTAAGTGAATATGCCCAAGTTTTTCCTTGCACAGAGTCAACTAATGATTCAATATGATTATCATCATACCAATTATCTTCATCTAAAAAGCAAAGAAATTCACCTTCTGAAATGTATGTCATTGCACCATAAATTCTGTGCCCATTATATTGATCGTAACCTGTGGGCTCTGGTAAAATTATAGTCTCATACCTTTTGCAAGACAGCCCAGACAAAACTTCGTGTGTCTTTGCAATCCTATTCTTACCATCAACTACGACTAGATATTGTATATTTTCGTATGTTTGATTTTCAACTGACTGAACGGCTTTTGCTAGATGCGCATTGCCTGTTGTTGGTGTGATGATTGTGATCAAGGGTTTCATAATATTCCTTAACGTTTGACTATTTAAATTCTATACCTTTTCTTCCTCCGACAGGAGAAATAACTATTCTAGTTCCTTTTACTCCAGCGTCACTTCTATCTCCTTTATATATCGCCATCAGTACAGGATCAAAACCGTTGCCATCAACAGAATCTCCATTGAAGTGTACATGATTTGCTGTTAATTCATAATTTTTTCCGACTTTTTTTAAACCCGGAGGACCTTGTAAGAGCACTGTTACGTTTTGTTCACCTAAAGTTTTACCATACATGTTACCATATACAGAAAAATATTTTAAATTAGTATCCTTAATATAACGATAAACTGTTGTTGCAGGCGGCAATCCATTAGGATAAACTCTCTTCAAATCACTTATAAATTTTTGTGTTTCTGGATGGTTGAAAATGGAGGGTTCTTTTCTTTCTGATATTCCACCCCATTGTTGGAAGTCTCTGGCTGTTGAGCCATCTTTATGTGATATCCAAATTACAGCTACACCCTCAGAATTTACTAAATGAAAATCGGACTTTGGTGTTCCACTTGTTTTTTCAACAGTCACAATATTTTTATATATTGTAGTGCCACACTTTATGTTTATTGGGCCTTTATTGGCTTTTATTGCATTATCAATTTCTGTTTGTAAATCTTTCTGTGCAGCTTCCTCTTTTATTAGACCTCCACCAGCACCTTTTCCTCCAAATTCAAAATTTTTTACTAATTGTGTTAATTTTACTTCATTTGTACCATCAGATATTACAATTGTATCAGAACTCGTTGCTTTTGTATTTAAGTATTTAATAGCTTCTTTAAAATCTTTATCATCTTTCTTTTTTGGAATAAAAAATGCTTTTAAACTTTTCCTATCATAAATTCTCAAAGAATTTGCAACAAAAGTTTTTGATCCTACAATTTCAAAAGGAGTTCTATCGACTAGTTTTGAAACTAACATAGGTATTCTTGTTGACCTTTTTTTAATTTCTGCAAGTGATAAATTAGCCATTTTATATCTCCTAATAATGGAGATATTTATACTTTGAATCCTCCAAATTTATTTTTCGGCTTTTCCTGCGGTACATATTGTTGCCCAGCATCCGCAATACCCATCTGCGCATCCTGTTCAACATCATATAGCTTCATCTTAGACCTATCAATACCAAGAACAAATCTTTTGTGTGTTGTCGGATCAGAATACCGATTCTTCAATTGTTTAACCATGATTTGATTAAGGGTCTCAAGTTCTTCCGACGAAATCAAAGCAAACATCAGGTCTGCTGTAGCCGGCAAACCAAAACTTTCACTGGTGTCTTCAAGCCCTGGATCTGAGTTTGTGTATCCGCTTCGTGTTGTTTGGGTAGCTGAAACAATTGGCACCCCAAACTCGACAGCCAATCCTCGTAACTCTTCTGCAATAGATTTGACGTAAGTATAAGAGTTAACATTCGCTCCCGCTTTAATTCGTGAAGAACAGCAGATGTTAAGATAATCAATAAAAATGATATCAGGAACAAAATTCCTTTTAAGGTTGAGTTCATTCAGAAGTGTTCTAAAGTGTATTGCTGAAGCTGATGCCGTTGGATATTCTTTGATAATCAATTTGCCCGTTGTCATTTCTTTGACACGTTTCACTTTCTTATCATATATATCTTTTGGTAATTCCATTAGATTGTCTATGGACACATTCAAAAGATTTGCATCGATACGTTCGGCTATTTTTTCCTCTGCCATTTCAAGGGTGATGTATAAAACATTTTTTCCTTGCGACATACAACCAGCGGCAACATGACACATGAAAAGAGACTTACCAACACCGGTCCCAGCAAGAGCAATGTTAAGTGTCTTGGCAGGGAGACCTCCCTTGGTGATCTTGTTGAAAAATTCAAGGTCGAACGGGATTCGTTCCTCTTTTCGGTGATAGAATTCGTAACGTTCATCAGAGTTCTCCAAATAATCATGCCCGATTGAATTGTCAAAACTTACAGCAAGAGCATCTGACAATAATTTTGGTATTGATCCTTTGTCATTGGTTTTATCTTTTCCTTCTAGAATTGTGATCGAGTTTCGAACTGCATTGTAAATGGCTTTCTCTTGACAGAATTTTTCCGTTTTGTCTATTAGCCATTCTTGATTAGGCTTTTCTAGTTCTCGATTGTGCTTTTCGATTTCTTTAAGATAATCTTCACAATTCTTAAATTCTTCATCTGTAATGTTTTTACTTTCTTTTGAAGAAAGAATCAAAGCTTCTACGGACGGAGTAGTGTTGTAATGGTTCGCATACTCACTTATTTCTTTAAAGATGAATTTTTCCACTCTATCGGTGAAATATTCATCTTTGATGAACGGTAAAACTTTTCTAAGAAAATCTTCACTTTGTATCAGAGTCCTCAATATAGTTTGTTCCAGCCTCATCTAAAAGTCCTTTGTCAATGTTTTGTGACATTATTTCCACAAGAATATCACCAATGTAATTTTTAAATTTTTCGTTCAAAAAATCTTTCTCATAAGGTGACTCTATAACATTATAAATGAATCCTAGATAAATGTCATCATTATCACTTTTTTCAAACTTTACTTTACCATATTGATACACAACATCCCTAAAAGGTCCGGTCAATAGTTTTATACCAATTGTTGTATCTTCATTTTCTGGTATTACGTAATTATAATCAACACCCTCTTTAAATTGCATTTTCTTCCTCTTCAGTCTGAATTATTTCTCCGGCTGCAACTTGATATTTACTCTTAATAAAATTTTGAAATGATTCTTGTTTTAGAATAGGCATCCAAAAGTCTCGTGTGTTTGTGTCTTTTTCACGGAATTTTTGGTCTTCCACTTCTCCAGTTTCCATGTTCACTTTTGAATACCAACCATTTGATGGCTTGATAATATGCCCGGATTCCAGTGCGATATCCAAAAGGCCAGACCACTTACTAATACCACCATCAAAAGATACAGTAACAGGTATTTTAGATTTTTCTTTAACATGTCTTGATTTCTCGACGTTGATGATAAAATTGTATCCGACAATTTCGGTTCCTTCCTTTTCTTGTTGTCTGCCAATAATGAAAATATTGTCAGCCGAATAATATGATCCCGTTCCACCGCCAACAATATCTTTAGGGAACATTCCAATTTCTTTGTAAGTGTGGTTCACAACAACCATTGGAATATCCTTCATTGTAAGATGAGGAGTTACCATACGAAAAAGAGATTTGATTTGTTTTGCCCTACTCATGTCTGCAACAGACTTTTGTTCTAAAGCATCTTCAACTTCTTTCTTCGAAGCAAGATTGCCGATTGAATCGACAACGATAATTAGATGTTCACCTCGTTCCAAATTTTGAAGTTGATTCATAATATCAAATTTCAATTGTTCAATATCTGTGATGGGAGTATGCAGAACTCTATCAGTATTGATACCAAAAGTGTCGAAATATGATTGAGGCGTACCGAATTCTGAATCATAATACAATAGTGCGGAATCTTCATATTTTTCCAAATAAGATTTTGCCATTAACAAACTAAAAGCCGTCTTGAAATGTTTTGATGGACCTGCCCACATTGTTAGCCCAGGTGTTAGCCCACCATCAAGACGCCCACTCAAAGCCACGTTGATAATTGGAATTGAAGTGGGAATCATATCTTTCTGTGTAAAAAATTTTGACTTAGAAAGAATAGCAGATTCTTTAATGCTAGAATTTTTCTTAATTTTTTCAAGAATACTCATTTTGTGCCCTTAGTCAAATAATGAAACGGTTTTATGTGTAGACCAACCCATACATTCTAACACAACTTTAATTGGATCTAAAAATGTTTTTTCAAATTGCATATCATAATCAATGAAAGTTTGAAGATTGAATTCGGGTGGTAATATACTTGGGAAAGAAATTACGGTGTCTTTAATTGGGTTTGGCTGTTTTAAATAGGCAAACTTTATTTTTTCACCTTCTTGTATAAGCGGATATTTTTTTGTGAGTGATTTTTCTTCGAGGTACTTATTATATAGTAATGCACCTTTAACATGAATTGGTGTACCTTTTGAATAAATTGTGGTTTTGTTGTGATACTCCTTTAAACCATTTATACCTCTAGGAAATGAAATATCTTCTGGTGGCAATGTTTTAAAATATTTTCTAAAGTTCTCAATGAAAAGGTGAATATCACTTTCTTTACCTTTCATCATTATCTGTAAAGCCTCTTTCATTTTACCACGCACAGGTGCGGGTGTGGAAGATTTAATCATTTCTAGACCCATCACTTTCATGTCAGGTTCAGAATACTGTACACCTTCATTATTGTACACATGCATAATGTAACGTTTCTTTGCCGTCCAGATACCTTTGTCTGCCAAAGCTTCGCGCTTCATTTGCATTTTTTGTGCATATGCATGAACGTAATGTGCCAATTCTTCATATGATTTATCGATAAAGGGCTGAATCTTTTGTTCACATACACGATCCATAAACTCTATGACTTTGCTTTTGGGCAATTCAATCTTGTTTTCAGCACCATAAACTTTATACACAAGTTCTGACAATCTTAAATAAATTGAATCAGTATCGGAAGCAATTATGAAATCTTTATCCGTCTTCAACAGATTGTTCATGTATTCATTCATCTTTTTTTCGATCCAACGAATACTTAATTGCCCAGCAGTTGTAACACCGAGGGCCATTCGCAAATCGTAGAATCGAAAATACTGACTACCCAAAGCACCATAAGCGGAGTTTAGAGAAACTTTTTTTGCAAGTTGTAGATTGTTGTATCGAGCAATACGCTTTTCAATCTCATATTTTTTGCTTTCATTTGTTTCTTTTTCTTTCTCCTGTTTGGCGGTCAACATTAGCTTCTTAAATTTTTTCCTGTCTTCGTACATTTCTTCCATCATTTTTGGTAGAAAGCCCTGAAAATCAGTTCTAAAAAATTGCCCATTCGGAGTCAAAGTCACATTTTCCAAACTTGATGTATCGATTTTTTTATGCAAAAGTTTATCGACAGAAACACCTTGAGATAAAACATCTCTCATTTCTTTGGTGTATTTTTCTGGCTCGATGAGAGTCTCGGGTGAAATATTATATTGCATCATGAGGTGTGGGTAAAGACTGTTAAGGTCAAATGATGCCACCCATTCATGCATTCCAACTTGAGGCTCTTTTACATAAGCGCCTTCAAATGCAGCATCTTTTTCTTTGATCACTCTTGGCGGAACTATAATTTTATTTTCAAGAAGATGATTATATGTCAGTGCGTCCCACATTCTCGTTTGTGCAAACACATCATCATAGTTGCACTTCGTATCATACGCAAGAGTAATACCTAGTTCAAGTAACTTCAGTTTATCATCGAGCTTTAAAATAAGTTCTACGTCTTTAATATTATATTCGATAAATTTTTGAAAATCCAGTCGGTAGAGTTGATGTAGAGATTCGTACTCTGAATAATCAAGTTTCTTTTCACCAATTTCTACGTTTGCAATATTATCTAGACGATACGATTCTTGTGATTTGCCGCTGGGCGAATACCACTTATATAGTTCAAGATAATCAAAATCACCAATGCCAACCAATTCATACACAGTCATTTTTCGATTCATGACATATGCTTCTCGTTCAGAAATCATGTTCCAAGGTGAAAGCTTTTTTGTTTCATCAGGACCTAGAATTTTCCTCATGCGATTGACAAGGTAAGGAATGTCAAAGAACTTAGTGTTCCAGCCTGTTAGAATATCTGGGCATTTCTGTTCCCACAATTTCAAAAAGAACTTTAGAAGATTATATTCATCTACACATTTCGTGTATCGTTCTTCACCGTTTACTTTATAATCACCACAACCAAAGACGTAAATATCTCCATTCACATACTTGACAGAAATAGCGGTGACAGGTTCATTTGCTTCATAAGGATCAGGGAAACCGTTTTCTGAACCAACCTCAATATCTAGAATTGCAATTGATATTTTTTCTAAATCCCATTCGATCATACCTTTATATTGATCAGCAATGAATGCATATTCAAATCTTGAATTACCATAGATTTTTTTGCCAGAAACATCTTCAAACTGTCGAAGATAATCTCTGGCTTCTCTCATTGAATCGAATTTTATTTCTTGTAGGTATTCACCATTTAGTGTGGTGTAAGGTGTGACTTTTTTTGCAAACTCAAAAAGTCTAGGTTGATAAGCAATTTTATTTTTAATTTTTTTGCCATTTACAACACCTCTGAAAAGGATGTTGTTACCCACCGCCTGCACATTGGTATAAAAGTTTGTCATCATCCCGTAATAATCTGTTTCGTTGGTGTTACGATACCCGAAAAGGCTGCCCGATAATTATCAATTATAACATCTTCTGGTTCATAAGTATACACAATATGTATTGGTTCAACAACAGTAACAACATCTTTACCTTGTTTTGCCAGTGTAGGAAACGGTGCAAATCCCATTGACGGTTCGGATCCAGGTCTTTGAGGTGGCATAAGTCTTAGTTGAACACAATTCGTCAATTTAAATCTACCATCTTCAGTAAAAGTTACATCTGCAACAATTTCTTCACCTGTCACAAGTTTAATTCCTAAAATATTCATTTTTAATCCTCAGTATTGAAAAAGAAAGTTTGAAAAAGTCTACCATTGTGTTGGTTTTGCCCAAACCCTGGTCTGACACTTCTGTGGTAATAATGACCCCTATACACAATCAATCTATTAAAAATATTTGCTACTTGCATGATTGGTGACCATTGAGTTAAATCTCTACCACAATCATTTAAATCAGTTGATGGATCATTCTTATTAAGCATACAAATTTTTGTTTCATTGTGCATGTAGATAGCTGTTCCAGAATCCAGGGGTGCATCAGGAGTCAAGTAAAGAACGCCCGCCCAATTGGTTGGATCATAATGAATCCACGTTTCATCGTTCTCTGTTGTGTATTGGAATGCTGTATTGTATTCTTCTGGCCACCAAACGATTTTTTTACGAACTATACTTTCCATTATATTTTTAGCGTTTTGGTTGTTTTCTCCGTCTAAAGATTTAGTTCTAAACCCTGGAAAATTACCAGAAATGTTAAATGTCATGCTTAGTGCATAATTTCTTACGTCCATTGGATTCGTATAAAAATTATCAAATACCATAATAGTTGGAGTCATTTTAACCTCTTTATTATATAGTTTTAATTATTCATAAATAAATTATATCACATAAGAAAAAAAAGTCAATAAAAGGAAAATTATGTACAAAAAGATATCCTTTATGATTCTTTTTGTAATTTCTTCATTAGCGTCTGCGCAATCTGATGTGATAGTTACTGATTCGAAAAGTACCAGCACAGTAACTACAAATTCTAATAGTGTAAATGATACCACTGTTAGGTCTCCCCCAGCTTCGGCTATTTCTCCCTCCTTTAATGTACTCAATAATGATTTATGCACTGTAGGAGTGGGTGGTGCGGTTCAAACACAAATTCTAGGTATTTCTGGTGGCACGATGGTTCGTGATTTGAATTGCGAACGATTAAAACTGGCTAAAAACTTATACGACATGGGCATGAAGGTTGCTGCTGTAGCTACTTTATGTCAAGATGACAGAGTTTTTGATGCGATGATGAATGCTGGAACCCCATGCCCAGTTGATGGCCGAATAGGTGAAGATGCGAAAAGAATTTGGGATTCATCTCCAGATCGTAAACCTAAACCTATAAGCGAGAATTCAAATGCAAGTTTCTGGCAAAAAGTTTCTGCTGGGCTTGGCGTCTTGGCTATTCTTCTCATTCTCCTGTAATTCTCAAGATATACAGACAACTCCCAACCTAATAAAAAATGGTTGGGGGTATACTGTCACAGGAAATTTTTATCCGGGAGGAACATCTGGAGGAAATCGTGCTGCATATAATCCAGAATCACAGACAATACTATTCGGATACACACAACAAACTGTAAATCAAGAAATTAAACTTAAAGAAGCACTTAAAGGTACGCATTTAAGACTTCATGGGTACAACTATTCATTTGAATATACCAATAGTGATTATTCAAGAGGGTTTTTGTCGTTTCATGTAGACCTAAAAGATTCATATGGTTTTAGTAAACAAAGAGACAACTATGCTTTAAATCAAACAAATGGTTGGGAAATGGTTAGTGGCACAAGAAAATATAGCAGCCCATTTAATTTAGATTTTGCCGATAGATTCGATATAAGTTTTAGTGGTAAAGATGACAGATATTGGGCAGGATATTACGGACCACAAGTAAGAAATGTATCTTTAAATGCCATGTATATTGTCGATGAGTGTAAGGTTAATCCTCTATATTCAACATCTTGCCCAAATTATGAACAAGCGTTTTTAACTCTAAACTGTAATATCAATTCGCTCTACAGCCCCAGTTGTGCGGGTTACGCTCAAGCATATCAAAATCAACAATGTTCAATGAATCCCCTACATTCACCAGCATGCCCAGGATACACTCAGGCGTATCAGAACCAGCAGTGTTCTTTAAGTCCTTTATTTTCATCGTCGTGTGTGGGATATGCAGAAGCATTATTCACAAAAGTATGTAACGAAAATCCTCTATCGAATACTAAATGTCCTTTATACGAACAAGCCTATCTTAATCAACAGTGTAATTCTAACCCCCTTTTTTCTTCGGCATGTCCACTTTACCAACAAGCGTATTTCAACCAACAATGCACAATAAATCCTCTATACAATTCTGGTTGCCCAGGGTATGCCGACGCTTTTAGAAAGAAACAAATAGCAGATGCTTGTTCTGCGAATCCACAGGGCAGCCCACAATGCCCAGGTTATATCACTGCACAACAGATTAATACGTTATCTACAACAACACTTCCTGTACCATCGGTTGGTAACGAAGATGTTGCAAAGTTATTAACTACACCACAAGTAACAAGTGATCCGATTGTTAATCAAGCCCTTAGTTCCAACCAACAATCGCAGCAAACCAATCAACAAACAAATCGGAATGTTTCCCCACAACCCCAATCATCACAAAGATCGCAAATAAGAGAACAACAACGACGCGCGGGTGATCAGCAAAGAAGTCAACAAACTTCCCAAAGAAACGCTCAAAAGGACCCGCAAGATGATGTGATGGCTTCATTATCGACTGTTCCTGGTTTTAGTGCTTATGAACAGGCAAAATTACCTGACATGCCTTTTTACAAAGCAGAAGATATTTATAAGAGGGTAAGTATTGTAGATAATGCGAGGGCATTGAGACAATTAAATCAAAGATCGGATAGAATCCATAAGGAGATGGTAGATGAGCAGTACAGAAGATAAAAATGTCGATAAAAAAGTCGATGAACTTCAAGATGCAATGAAGAAATATGCAAGTAAAGATACTGTTATTAGTATTGGTGGTTATAGCTTCACACCAGCAAAATTGATGATTGCATTTGGTATTGTTTCTTCTGTGATTGGTGGTATGTATGGTGTATTCGAAGCGTACAAAGATTACGAAAGTATGAAGAAGAAAATTGCAAACTATGTTGCTCCCGACTTCAGCGAGTATGAGGCACGTATTATAAAATTAGAAGCAGATAATGAAAAGATGTTGGGATACACCCGTGATGTGAACACGAATCTCAAAGGTGATATTCGTCGAACTGAACAAGTTCTAGAGGGTGTAGAACGCGGTTCGAAAGTTGCTCAACGTGAAGTCGAAAAAGATATTAATGATATTCGTAGACAAATCGATGGTGAAATAAAAGAGATTCGCCGCAGCGCAGATTCACAAGTAAGAGAGATGCAAAAGCAAGTTGACTCTA